ATGCTGGTGGAGCAGGACAAAATGGAGCAACTTATGGCGGCGGGGGTGGTGGTGGAGGAGCAGGAAGTGTTGGTGGAGCGTCTGTAACCACAATAGGTGGTGGTAATGGTGGAGCTGGAATTGTTTCATCTATCTCAGGCACACCAGTTCAATATGCCGCTGGCGGTGGTGGTGGAGGTCAAGGTGGAAACTCATCTGGTGGTATTGGTGGTGGTGCTGGTTCTGGTAATGGCGCACAAAATGATACTGTTTCTGGCACTAATGGAATTACTAATACTGGATCAGGAGGAGGCGGTGGAGCATATAACGTAGGATATGGTGGCGCAGGAGGCTCAGGAATCGTAGTCCTCAGATACCCATCTTATCTAGCACAAGCATCATCTACAACAGGTTCTCCTACTTTTTATCAAGCATTAGGCTTTAATGTTTATGTTTTTTACGCTAGTGGAACAATCACATTCTAAGGTTAACAATGGCAACAGGAATATTTACTCTTAGAAATCAGTTACAAGGCTTAATCACTAAGGCTTGGACAGGCACACAAAAAACTAATTTTGTTGAATATCTTGTAGTAGCAGGCGGTGGGGCTGGTGGCAATAGTAGTAATACTGGAAGTGGTGCTGGCGGTGGCGGTGCAGGTGGATTATTGCAAGGAATTGTTTCTGTTGCTACAGGTTCATCTATTACAGTAACAATTGGCGGTGGTGGAACTGGAAGTACTGCAAATAATAGTGGTGGCAATGGTCAAAATTCTGTATTTGGTAACATTACTGCTATTGGAGGTGGTGGTGGAGCTACAAATTATGGAACATCTGCTGGTGTAGCTGGAACTGGCGGTTCTGGTGGCGGTGGATCAGTTTTATATAACGGATACCCAATACATATTGGTTCTAGTGGAACTTTCGGACAAGGTAACGCAGGTGGCAATGCCGCAACAACTGGTACAGGCACTCAAAGTGGCGGTGGAGGTGGCGGTGCAGGAACTATTGGACTAACTGGTACTACAACTTACGGTGGAAATGGTGGTGCAGGTATTGCTTCATCTATAAATGGCACAGTAACAACTTATGCAGGAGGAGGTGGTTGTAGCGGAAGAACTTCTGTTGGACCAGGTACAGGCGGTGTAGGCGGTGGTGGAGCAGGCGGTCGTGAAACTGGTACTGGTACTGCTGGCACAGCTAATACTGGAGGTGGCGGTGGTGGTTCATGTGATACTGGTCATGCAGGAGCTAATGGTGGATCAGGAATTGTCATCATCAGATACCCCAACACATTTGCAGACGCTACATCAGTTACTAATGGAACTAAAACAAGTATTACAGGATTTACTGTATACACGTTTACTTCATCAGGCTCAATTACATTCTAGGAACAAGCAATGTCGAATTTACTTGGCGGTCTGTTAAGTGCAACAATCAATCCTTTAACAGGATTAACTACTTCTACTGTGGAGTATTTGGTTGTTGCTGGTGGCGGTGGTGGAGGATTTGGTTCTCTTTCTGGCGGAGGAGGGGGAGCTGGCGGTTTATTGACTGCAACAGGATATGTTGTAGCGCAAGGTACTTCTTACACAATCACGATTGGTGGAGGAGGTGCAGGTGGCACATCAACATCAGGCGTTACTGGTCAAAACTCAGCATTTGGAACAGGTTCAGCAGTTTATACTGCGGCAACATCAGGATTGATTACTTGTTATGGTGGTGGAGGTGGAGCATCTTCAACTGCTGGAACTGGTTTAAGTGGTGGCTCTGGAGGCGGTGCTGGTGATGGAAACTTTACTGGTGGTGCAGGTACATCAGGTCAAGGATTTGCAGGCGGTAACACAGGAACATACAACGCAAGCGGTGGCGGTGGCGCAGGTTCTGTTGGTACAACTGCTACATTGAATATTGTTGGCAATGGTGGAACAGGAATTGTCACAACAATAACTGGAACACCACTTCAACTAGCTGGTGGAGGTGCAGGAGCTTTTTATTATGGCTCAAAGTCTTTAGGTGCGGCAGGTGGTGGTAATGGTGGTTCAAATAATACTGTTACTGTTAGTGCTACAAGCGGTACGGCAAATACTGGTGGAGGTGGAGGTGGAGGCGGTGGAACTGTTGCTCCTTATGATTACGGAGCAAGTGGCGGTTCTGGCATAGTCATTATTCGCTATCCTGCTAACTGCGCCCCGCCTGCATCTGTTACTGGTGGCCCACAAGTTTATTTGAATAACAATTATCAGGTTTACGTTTTTACTGCCTCTGGCACAATCACATTCTAAGGAGTTCTTATGGCACATTACGCACACATCACAAACGGAGTAGTCGATAACGTCATTGTTATTGATGCTGAAACACTAGCAACAGGTCATTGGGGTGACCCATCTGAATGGGTTCAGACTTCTTACAACACAAGAGGTAATGAGCATCCTGAAGGCAGACCTCTTAATAAGAATTATGCTGGTATTGGTTACACATGGGATGGAGTAGGCTTTGCACCTCCTCAACCTTTTGCCTCATGGACTAAAGACACAAACACATATTTGTGGAATCCTCCTGTTGCTATGCCTACAGATGGCAAGATGTACACATGGCACGAAGAAACAACTTCATGGGTTGAAGTAACTCAAGGGGCTTGATATGCCACAATTTTCGGGCATTTGGACACTAGGACAAGTAACACAAGCTGTCAAAGCACAGAACTGGACTGGCATTGCTCCTCCTGTTGTTGAGTACCTTGTGGTAGCAGGAGGTGGAGGAGGAGGCGGAGGAAATGGTTCTGGAGGCGGAGGTGCAGGTGGCGTTATTGCAGGACTTACATCATTAACGCAAAGCACTCAAATTTGGGTAACAGTCGGTGGTGCTGGAACAACAGGAACTCCTGCAACAAATGGAGGTAATTCTGTTTTAATTGCCGCATCTTCAGGAGCAACTACAGGTAATTTTGTTGCTTTGGGTGGTGGTTTTGGTGGCTCATCTGACGGTAGTCCTCCTACAGGTAATAGCGGTGGTTCAGGTGGTGGCTCAGGAACAGCAGGAAGTGCTACAGGCGCAGGAAGCGCAGGAACATCAGGTCAAGGCAATGCAGGCGGTAATGGCTATACAGATGGATCAACATATCGTAACGGTGGTGGTGGCGGAGGAGCAGGTACTGTAGGTTTAGGTTTTCAATCAGGCACAACACAACTAGGTGGAAATGGTGGAGCTGGAATTGCGTCTTCAATTTCTGGCACAGTAACCACTTACGCAGGAGGAGGTGGTGGTGGAGCATTTGCTACTGCATCATCTGCTGGTTTAGGCGGTGTTGGAGGCGGAGGAAATGGTGGCTATGGAGCTACAAACGCAACTTCTGGAGGAACTAATACTGGGGGCGGTGGAGGCGGTCATGGACTTTCTGCTATTACTGGGGCTAATGGAGGCTCAGGAATAGTCATCATTCGTTACCCTAACATCTATAAACTAGCGGCAAGCACAACAGGAACACCTACTCAGACTACTGCTAACGGGTTTATCGTTTATACTTTTACTGCGTCAGGATCAATAACTTTTTAATTGGAATTGAAATATGTATGGCTTGGATGTAAAGACACAATGGGAAGAGATTCTCAAGATTCATTGTATTAAGTTAGCAAAAGAAATTCATCCTGAATGGTATCGGTGGGCATTAACCAATAACTTTGAAAGAGCAGTATTCCTAAAGGGGGACCCTGTTTTACCCAGAGAAGCCACAAGGTATATGTGGGCCAATCAAAACCTCTTGGGCAAGAAGGTCCTAGAAGTAGGATGCTCTTCTGGTTATGGATGCCAATTCCTACCCAACGACACCGACTACACGGGTATTGATTACGACCACATCATTGTCAATGTTGCTAAAGAACAAAATTGGCTAGACAAGGCCAAATTCTACCAAGGTGACATCAACCAAGTTGCTTTGGATTATTACGATACCATCATTGCTTTTGAGGTCATAGAGCATCTAGATAACGGTTTAGAGGTTGTAGAAGACCTTAAAAATCATTGTGATAGGCTACTCATTACCGTGCCTTGGAATGAGCCTGTAGGGTTCTGGGGTCCGCACCACAAGATACACGGTCTTAACGAATCACACTTCCAAGGGTTTAAGTTTAATTACATTGACCAACACGGTCGAGTAACAGATACGGTAAATCCAATCAGCCCTGAGAACCAATGCAATCTAATGATCTTGAGGTGGGATCGTGGATAAAGTCTTATGTTCCATCGGGACCAGAGGCCGATACGACACCACATTACCTCTTGCACTAGCAGCCATCATCAATCAGACCAAGAAGCCTGACAAGGTTGTTATCTTTGATGACAATGACAATCCCAGAGATGTCAGAGAAGAACTGATCTATAAGAATCTGTTCAAGATGATGGACATCAAGAACATTGCTTGGGAATGGGTTTTTGCTCAGAAGAAGGGCACTCATTGGAACCACCAGACTGCCAACATCATGGGCTACAAATGGGTTTGGAGAATGGATGATGATTGCATCCCAGAACCCAATGTCCTGAGAACCTTGTTAAACTATGCTATACGCAAAGATGCTGGTGCGGTAGGAGGATCAATACTGACCCCACCAATACCAAATGCTATCAAAGCCACGGGGAAGATAGAAAACATCAATGATGAACCTAATATCCAATGGGGTTTAATTGCTAAAGAACAACAAGTAGAGCATTTGCATTGCTCATTTGTTTACCGAGCAGGAATTCATGATTACAACATTGGGTTGTCTAGGGTTGCCCACAGAGAAGAGACCTTGTTCAGCTATGGCCTACATCAGAAAGGCTACAAGCTTTACGTCATTCCTGATGCCATTACTTGGCACTTAAAGAACCCTGAAGGTGGCATTCGGTCAGAAACCGATGAATCTCTGTATATCCATGATGAGCAAATCTTTGCAAATTTCATGCAATACCGAGACCATACCATTGTGGTATTGAACTGCGGTTTAGGAGATCACATTGTTTTCTCCAAGATACTGCCTGAAATCAAGAAACCTTTGGTCTTTTCTTGCTATCCTGATATTGTGCCTGGTCATGCCATTGCTCATGCTGAAAAAGGGTTTGGCAGTATTGACCAATGGAATATCTATTTGAAAATGTCCCAATGGGACTGGAAGGGTTCTTTAGAGGATGCTTTCAGAAAGATGTACTTATGATTATTATCAGCCCTTACTCCAAAGCCCTCAGAAACGGCAAAGAAAACCCCAAGAACTATCCTTATTGGCCAGAAGTCCTAAAAGACATTAGAGAACCTTGCGTCCAAATTGGCATTAGTGGTGAGAAGCAATTGTGTAAGGATTTCAGACCAGACTTGAGTTTTGATGAACTTAGGTTACTTCTTAAGGAATGTAAGACATGGATCAGTTGTGATTCATTCTTTCAGCACTTTGCATGGGCGGAAGGTAAGCCAGGAATCGTTCTTTTCTCACGTTCTGACCCTAAAATCTTTGGACACCCTGAAAACGTCAATTTGCTTAAAAGCAGGGATTTGCTGACTCCATACCAGTTTGTGACTTGGGAAGAGCAAGAATACGTTAAAGAAGCGTTTATTGGGCCTACCGATGTCATAAATGCATTGGATTTATTCTAGAACTTGGTAAAATTTAAACAATGCTCAACTTCTACTATTAAACACCATGAGCGACTATATTCCACTTCGTACTCCATTCTCGAACATGAGCTTCACGCCCGATGTTCCTAGCAACGCTTTGGGACCAAATGAATATAACTCAGGGTTAAATGTAGAGGCTGACGTTAGAGGGATTAAGAAGGTCTTTGGTGAAGTAGACATTGCCACCGCAATACCCAACCTTCCTATTTACATGGATGGTGGATTTAGATC